TGGTGGTATATATACTTGGCCAACCGCAGCGGGCGTAGTTGCAGTTGCTTCTTCATCTCAATCTGGTGAAACAGTTGTGGTTGAAGGTCTTGATGCTAATTATAATATCTTATCAGAAGAAACAACAATTGGTGGAACAACCACCGCAGAATTTTATCGTATCTACCGTGCTTATATGACAGGCGATCAAAATGAGAATGATGTTACCTTCTCAATTGGTGGAACAACATACGCTATTATCCTAGCAGGTAACGGTCAAACTTTGATGACGACCTATACAGTTCCTGCTGGTAAAACGGCGTATTTGATGCAATTAACTTGCACAATGGATAAAACAAATGCTCCAACATACTTTAGATTAATGTCACGCCCAGCAGATAATGGAACTTCGTTTAATATCAAATCACAGCTTGGATCACAAGGTGGTAATCCAGTAAACTTTGAATACGCTGTACCTCTTAGGTTTATAGAAAAAACTGATATTAAAGTTGATGTTATTACTCAAGGTGCAGTAGGTTGTGGTGCAATTTACGATCTTATATTAGTAGACAATCCTATTCCATAAGACAATTTGTCACTGTTGCCCAAACCGAATAACGGCTATTCCAAATTGGTAACCGTTGTTTACCTATTTCTCTAATAAATATAATTGTAAAAAGGATTAAACTTAGACGGTGTCTAAGATCGGATCACATACATACATACATTTATTAGAGGAAACGAGAAATGACACAAGCAATTCTAGCGGCCCACGGCTACTCAACGAGGGCAATTGAAATTATTATTCAAGCATACAAAACTTTCAAACAGGAAAGAGCTGCAGAGAAATTAGCTAAACAAACTATGAAGGAATTAGCTAGATTAACTGATAAAGAGTTAAATGATATCGGTCTCAGTAGAGGTGATATTTGGTACGTTGCTCATAATCAAAACGATAATTTGAGAGGGTGGGTTTAATGACTACATTAGTAATGAACACATTAGTAAATCCGTTTCGTGGATTTGGTCAAGGCATTTGGAACTTCTGCGAAGTACTAGGTTACAGCAGAGCGGCGGCTCACCTGTCACAGCTTGGTTTGCATGATGAAGCAAAAGCTTGCATGATGGAAGTAGCAAAACTCAAAGCATAATAACCATTGACAAAAGCTTAGAAGTTTTATATAAATACAAAGGTAGGCGAAAGTCTACCTTTTTTGATTTGATGGAGAGATATTATGGGAAGAATACGTGATAGAGGCCACGACGGTGGTAACGTTTATAGATGGCAAACCTTGGCGCATTTTGTTAATAGTAATGGATTTACTAAAGGTGCAGAACTTGGTATACACGACGGTGTTAATTATAGATTTTTAATTCAAAATTGTCCTAACCTTCATATGATCGGTGTAGATTTATATGAAGCACAACCAGATAATAATGGTCCAGAAAAATGGACACCAGGCGAGCACGGACATGCTTGGGATCATAATTCTTATTATCAAAACATGCTTAAATTTAGCAGTCATTTTCCAAACCGTACAAAAATCGTTAAAGACTATACAACCAATGCCTGTAACGAAGTAGAGGATGGATCTCTTGATTTTATTTTTATTGACGCCGATCACGGGTACGAAGGTTGTTTAAGAGACATTAAAGCTTGGGATAGTAAGGTACGCGAAGGTGGAATTGTATTTGGGCACGATATTCATTTTCCAACTGTGCAGCGAGCTGTCGCTGAGTTTTATGGTGAAAACTCTTGGTTTGTTGAAGATGATTTTATTTGGTGGATTCAGAAGTGAACATCGAGAAGAAACTGAGTCAAATATGGATTGGTCCTAGACCTGCTCCATTACAATGGATGCATACTTGGCGCGATAAACATCCTGAGTGGGAATATAATATTTTTAACGACGAGATGTTGAGATCACGTAAATGGCATAACGCTCATTTAATACAACACTATTATAATACAGGTAAGTGGCCAGGCGTATCCGATCTTATCAGATATGAATTGTTATATGAGCGTGGCGGATTTTGGCCTGAAGCTGATATGACTTGTTTAGAAAATACTGATGAGTTATTTACTGCGCCTGAGCACCATGCTTATTCTTGTTATGAAAACGAAAGAGGTAGGCATAATTTTATTCAACCAATTATGGCTGCTAATCCAGAAAATGCTTTTGTTAAACATGTTATTGAAACATTACACAAGGTAAAACCTGAGCAACTAGCACCAGAGCCTTTTAGATCCACGGGTAATATGTTTTTAGCTCAGCATATTCCTCAATTTAGAGAAATGCTTACGATTTGGCCTTCACATTATTTTATTCCTCTATATTATATAGGAGGGGCTAAGCGTTACGACGGGCCAGATAAAGTATATGCTGATCATAAATGGGGATCTACGGGGCATGCTAATAGTATTGATTATGGAAAGGGAGTGTAATGTATATCTCACACAAATATAAACTAATTTATTTAAGAAGCCCAAAGACAGGCAGTTCATCATTGTCAGAATTTTTTATTAAAAATATACCTGATCCAAACGCGTTATATACACCGGTTGAAGACTCTAGAATACCAGGAACTATATCGCCTCACTTGATTGCTAAATACTCTGCCAATTATAAGTTTTATCATTTTACAATAGAAGATTTAGTTAAAGAAGGTTTAATCACTCAAGACCAAGCAGAAAACTATATGGTAATATCTGTTTTAAGAGATCCAGTTGATAGACAGAAAAGTTTCTTTTATTTTTACGGTAAATGGAAAGGGCAAGGAAAAACCTTAACATTAAATCATTATAAACAATGGGCGCCTAATGGATACTTCAAAGGTGAACCAAACTCTGCAATTAAACAAACCGACTTTTTAAAACTCGGTGATAAATATATTGGTAACTTTTGGCTATATGAAGATTTAAATCATAAATTAAATGAATTGATGAGTTTTTTAAGGATTGAAATAAAACATCCGCTGCCAAGTCACAAATCAAATTTTAGAAAAGTAAGAGAAAACGAAGTAACTTTTGACTCAGAGATTATGGATAAGATGTTAGAAGTATTTGGACCTGATTTTGAAATGTATAATGAATTAGTAGGAAAATCGGATGTGGGTTACTAAAGCACATATTTTAAAAATTGATACCCCGTTATCTAATCAATATGCTTCAGTTGCTGCAGAGTCTTGTAACAACGTAGGATTACCTTGGGAATATTTTAATGGTTTCCATAAGCAAACTGGTAAAATGGCGTTCGGCCAAATTGGTATTAAGAACTTACCAACAGAACCATATAGATTAATGGAAAATACTCAGACCGGACAAAAGGCTATGTGTTGTACGGCAGGCCATTTTGCTATATGGAAAAAAATAGCTGAGGGTCCAGATGAAGCAGCTGTTGTGCTTGAACACGACGCTATTATGCTCCAACCAATTACCTTAAATATACCTGAAAATAAAATAGTAGTACTTGGCTATAAATTAGAAAACCCTAAGCGTTATGATTGGATTAAAGCGGGTCCACCAAAAACTATTATTGATATTAAAGGACACGAAGGTGCTCATGCATATGCAATGACTAAATCCACTGCTAAGAAATTAATTAGAGAAATAGAACTAAAGGGTATCAGAAGTGCGGTTGATAATGACTATTTTATTTTAGGGCAACGCCGAACTGAAATACCTTTGGCGATTATGTCACCTACGCCTGCAATGGGATGGCTTAGAGAATCAACTATTTGGGGAAAATCAGCTGCTAGGAACTACGATTTCATACCTTCTTTTCATAAAAATTATAAATAAACACATATGAGTTTGTAAAAACACAGGACAATTAGTATGGCCAAGCCAGACAGTAAAAAGAAAAAAATCAAAGGCTTTAAAGAATTTGACGGTAGTAAGTATATTAATACGGAACCCGTGCTTGATGAAGCTAAAGCGGGAACTGTAGTTATTGCGTGGGGTCGTATGAATCCTATGACTGCAGGTCACGAAATGCTAGTCAAAAAAGTTATTGATGTGGCCAAGACCGAAAAAGGTACTCCACAAATTTACTTATCACATAGCCAAGGGGCAAAAACTAAAACCGGCAAAGGTTCAGTTAATAAAGATCCATTAGCATATGATGATAAAATTAAATTTGCTCAAAAAGCTTTTGGTCCTATTGTTAAGAAATCTCCAGCAAAAACTATCATGCAATTATTTAAAATTCTTGACAAGCAGTTTGATAGAGTTGTATTGGTAGTTGGATCTGATAGAGTCAAAGAGTTTACCAACAGATTAAATATGTACAATGGAAAAGAATATAAATTTAGTGAAATTAAAATTGTGTCAGCTGGTCAAAGAGATGAAGATGCTGATGATGTATCAGGAATTTCAGGTACTAAAATGCGCGAATACGCTAAGACAGACATGAAAAAATTTACTGCAAACTTACCGAAAAAATTAAAAGGTGACGCCGAGAAAATTGCAGCGTTAGTAAATAAAGGCACTCAAATGACAGAAGAATCAAACCTAGATGAAGCTTTAACACGTCAACAAAGACGCAAAAGAGGTCTGGCGATGAAAAAAGCTAGATTTAAAATTGCCCGTGGTAGAGAAAAGGCTAAGAGAAAAACAGCTTCGATGGAGGTTCTTAAAAAGAGAGCTCGTAAGGCAGCTATTAATATTCTTAAAACAAAGTTTTCAAAAGCAAGAAGATATGCTGATATGTCGGCAGGTGAAAAAGAAGTAATTGATAAGCGCATTGAAAAGGTCAGTAAACAAAGACTTGATGCTATTGCGAAAAAGCTTTTACCAAAAGTAAAAACCGCAGAAAGAGAGCGTCGTATGAATCTTATGAAGGGTGGTTCTTCAACGAACGAAGAAATCAACGAAGGAATGTGGGGCCAACGCATCAGTAAAAAGCCGCATATGTTAATGGATAAAAATAACAAAGTTAAATTCGATAAACGCTTTAAGATGTATAAACCAAAAATGCAAGAAGATTTTAGCTTAAACGATATTTCAGATTTAGCAAGCTCAACAGAAGAGTTTATTGCAGAGGATACCGACATGATTAAATTTAATCAGTTTATTGATGAAGCCGCAACGCCTCAAATGAAAAAGGCAGCTGCAAGTATCGAAGCATATGCAAAGAAAAGCGGTGGCATTGATAAAGCAGACTTTATGAAAGCAGCAAAGATGCTATCATCTGGTAACGCGGGTTCAAACTTCATTAAGTTTGTAGACGATCTTGATACAGAACCACGCGAATGGTTAATCACTAATCTTGCTAAGACTATGGGTAAACAAACAGTTGAAAAAATGTTTAAAGTTAAAATCCGTGAAGAAGTTGAGCTTGATGAAACTTTATCACCATCTGAAAAGAAACTTGTCAATCAAATGTATGACAAGAAGGGTAACCTTACTGCAATTGGTAAAAAGGTTATGAACCACGGTAAAAAGCCTGGCGATAAAGGTTACGTAGAAAGCATTGAAGAAAAAAATGGCTTATGGGCAAACATCCATGCTAAAAGAGCTCGCGGCGAAAAGATGCGTAAAAAAGGTGAAAAGGGTGCACCTACACCTGAAGCAATGAAAGCTGCGCAGGAATCGTTTGATGAAGCTTATAAGATTACTAAAATCTATAACAAAGTTACTAAAAAGGATATTGCTGCAAAACGAAGCACAGCAACATATGCAGTACATTCTCACGACCGTAAATACTTTAAAGAGTTTCCAAATCAAAAAGATGCAGAAAACCATTTGAAATCTTTAGGTAAAAAGGAAGACATTGACGATATTGTGTCTAACCTTGATATGGTAAACGAAGTTTGTGGTGCAGGCGAGCAAGGTACCCCTCAGCTAACTAAAAAATATAAAAAAGACACACCGATGGAAAGCATTCCACCTGAAGTTGTAGGTGCTGCATTGGCAGCTCCAATGGTAGCTCAGGGTGCGAAGGCAGCTGCAAAGGGTGCGTACAAACTTGGTAAAAAGCTTTTATCTAAAAAGAAAACAAAAAAATGATATCTTTTAGTAAATACATTTCCGAAGGTGTTAAGCTTAAGTATATCCGTGATAAAAATATGGGTGTACTTAAGATGTGGAATAAAGGCGATAAGAAGTGGGTTGAATTACGCGGTAAACCAAACTTTGAAATTACCTTTGATCCTAAAGATCCATTACATAAAGCTATCAAAGATCTCGGTAAAGCAACTAATATATCAGATTTTGTAAATGGTGAAGAAGTAAGTATTAATCCAAATCATCCAGACGGTAAAAAAGCATTGCAGACTATTAAAAGGTTAATGAAATGAAATCGTTTAAACAATTTTGCGAAGGTTCAGAAACATCAGAAACATGGGAAGCTGGTTATAAGCGACGTGTTGTGAAAACCACGAAGCCTGAGCATAAAGATGCAGGTAAAAATTGGCGTATTAAAGGTAAAGATAGACCTGAAATTTCAATTAAATTATATAAAGAAAAGCCATCGCAGGCTGAATTTAATAAACAAATGAAAAGAGTAGCGGGGCACGAGTTCGGTGGATAAATTTAGTAAATACAGAAAAAATCAAATTGATGCAATTTGTGAAGAGTGTAATCTATACGACGACTTGGTTGTAGAGGCTGCTGAACACGAGGGCAAAAAGGTTAAACTAAACGATCCTATCCGTACCTCTGAAAATCCAAATAAAAAGTTTAAAGTTTATGTCAAAGGACCAAACGGAAACGTAGTTGTTGTTCGCTTTGGCGATCCCAATATGAGCATTAAAAGAGACGATCCGGAGCGTAGAAAAAGCTTTAGAGCTAGACATGGTTGTGATAACCCAGGTCCTAAATGGAAAGCTAAGTATTGGTCATGTTACCAGTGGCGCGCGGGCGCTAAGGTAGACAGTTAAATAAATAAAAGAAAAAAGGCAATCTCATGCAAAATTTTAAAAACTATGTAACCGATTTATATATTATAGAATATGCTGAATCACAAGATATAGATATTAACGAGCTTACTGAAGAAGAGCTTAATGAGTTAATTGGTAAAGCTATCGGCGGTGCATTTAAAATAGGTGCTAAATCTGTTGTAGGTGCAGCTCGGTTAGCTAAAAAAGGTGCTAACAGAATGTCTGCTTCAGGTAGAGCAGATGCTGCTGAAAAGAAAGCTAATGCTTTAGAAAAAAAGCAAAAAGATAGAGAACGGATTGCTAAAGCTAAAGAAAGAGTAAGAGATGCCAAAAAGGCGTTGAGAACAAATTCACAAACATCCACTGCTTAACATATAAATAGAATTACAAAACCCAAACAAGGAGATAAAAACAAATGGCACTTTGGGGAAAAACCGACACATTAGCAGAT